ATATATAGCTCACCACAAATTAAGACATGGTATCGCGCTATGCCCTAGCACTGGTCGGTCCCGATGGGAAACTGTGGGTGGAATTCTGTCTGGAATGCCTCTTCGACATCTTTCTCCTCGGTACCGCCATTGCCCTGTTGTTCTTTGTGTGCCAAACGCTTTTGCGTTTGGTTATTTGCTCCGCTAGGTTCTTCGGCTATGTACAGCGCGCTGTACATTTCACTTGTTCTTTCTTCATTCGCTACGTTCAGATGCGAATGTCTATAACACCGGTCACTGTTAAATCAGATGTATCGCTGCAAGGAACGGTCAAGTGGGATGCTACAGGGCCCTACATCTCCACCATTCACCTTGGGAAGACAATAAGAGTCAATGTCGCAGTTGACGGCTTATTGTCTTTGCTGCTGAAGCCCCCTGGTTCTGTCGTCGATGAGACACAATTAGCGGACTCGCAGGTAGACGAAATGGCCTTCCACAAAGGCACCGTTCAATTTCTCGTTAATGGGAAATTGATAGGCTTTGGTTTCCGCACCACGGTGAGGGGTAGGGACGTTATAGTCACGGCTCTCCATAACTTGCGTTCGTTGATTGGTAGGGAGGTATACATGGCGGGCCCTAGAGGCCAGTTCAGGTTACCAACCAACACAGTGTATGCCAAGTACCCGGTTCTGGATTTTGTGTGTCTGGAGTTCTCTGATATGGTTTATACCACTTTGGGCGTCAAGACACTCAAGATCGCGGCCCCTGGGTCCGTTGGCACGCCCATCCGCGTACATGGATACATGGATGGATCACGCGTTAGGACTATTGGAGTGATTTCCGGTGTTGTCAAGGGTTCACCTGGCAGGTTCAAACACACGGCGTCCACAGTCGAAGGTTTTTCCGGTTCCCCCGTATTCAACGCAACTGGGCAGGTTGTGGGGATGCATCTACGAGGGAACGTGGGATACAATGAGGCTGTGGCTTTGACCTGGTTTGTTGGGGTCAGTGAATCAGACATACCCGAGAAGTTGTTCTCCCGTATGGATGAGATCGAGGACGGCTATGACGCTGTGTGTGGCTTTGAGGACGGGGTTATGCAACGGGTTCGGTTCCGCGGTAGAGTCTTTATGAGTCCCGAGGAAGTGAATGTCTGGGAGTATAACCCTGAGTATAGTAGTTGGGCCGACGATGAGAATGAGGCCTGGTGGGACCTTGCCATGAACGAGGGTCGTGAGGAAGCCGCATCTGTTGAAGGTGCTGAGACTTTAAACGGCTCTCCTGTGGTCTTGCCCGAACCACAGGTGATGGAGGGTACATCGGAAATCGAGTCGCTCGATATTCCCACACTGACGCTAGTGGAGAAGTCCGACCTGGAGAGATCCCGTTTCTGTGCGTGGGTAAATACTCCGGCCTCGGCACTCCAGCCAAGGGCGTCAAAAGGAGCCCGGAACCGTGCGAACCGCCAATTGCGGAAATTGGCTGCTGGACATGGCCTCCAACAGACTCTCGAGCCTGTTACCGCTCCTTCGACGCCCATTGCGCTCGAGTCAAAAGCGGCGTCAACCCAACCCCGGATCAGGTATCCCGAGCAATTTCAACAATTGTGCGGAGCGGCTTGTTTCCACGCACCAATGTCCCAGCGGGATTACGAGAGGGTGAAGCACTTAGTCTCGGCTTACGAGACGGGTGTCGTCCCCCGATCGGAGTCATCGAGACTGAGATCCGAGTGGGCAGCGTTATGGACCAAGTAGTGCCCACTTCTACACCGGGGGTTCCTTGGAACTCCTATGGGCCTACGAATAGACACGTCCTTGAGTCTGCTCGTGATGTTATATCTCGCGCCGTGGCGCAGTCTTTCGCCAACATGGTTTTCCATGGGGAGAAAGTCTTCGACATGGACGCTGAACAGTTAGTGCTAAATGGTATTCGAGATCCGGTTCGTGTGTTTATCAAGAATGAGCCACACAAGAAATCGAAGGCGGACACTGGAATGTGGCGTCTTATATCTGGCGTCTCCTTGGTTGATCAAATTAAGGAGAGGATTATAGGACGGTTCCAGAATGAAGCTGAAATCGACAGTTGGGTTACTTGCCCATCCAAGCCTGGTATCGGGTTGGATGATGAGTCCCTCCTGGAGGTCGCAGTTTGTCTGCGTGACATGTTGTCGCGAGGTCTTGTGTGTTCTTCTGACATCTCGGGTTTTGATTGGTCGGTGAAAGGTTGGGAACTGAGGGCAGATGCCGAGAGGCGTAGACAGTTGGCTGGAGCTTCTGAAGCTTCCCTGTTTAACTTCTTGTTGCGAGTGCAGGCACATTGTGTTGCTAACTCAGTTCTTGTTCTGCCTGATGGTTTGATGTGGGCCCAGTTGAGAGAGGGGATCCAGCTCTCCGGTTCCTATTGGACTAGTTCCACTAACTCCGCCATGCGGTTGTTGATGACACTAGTTGCTAGGATTCGGAGCGGTGTAGCGCCCGATCCAATTGACCAGATCACCATGGGCGATGATAGCGTTGAGCGTTACTGGGAGGGTTTAGATGTAGCGCTGCGAGAATTGGGTCATGAAGTGAAATTCGTGAAGATTTATAGGTCTATAGCTGATGTGGAGTTTTGCTCCCATTTGTGGAGGGACGACGGGTTAGCTGTACCTGTAAATCCATGGAAGACACTTTTCCGATACTTGTCTCACCCCCCCGACTCCACCAGTTACCTGGACTGGCGAGCTCAGTTGATGTATTTTGTACGTCACTCTCAGGAGTTACACAGATACAGGCGGCAGATCGATGCACGGGCTGAGCGTGCAAATAAAGTCATTGATAATGACTAGATCGCGGAGAAGAAATAGAGCGAAGCGCGGTGGCTCTTCCGAAACGGCCCCCTTGGGAGTTAGGACAGTCACTTCTGAATTTGAGAGCGAGAAGGTTCTTGCCACCGGTGGCGTTGACATCGGTGGTGAGAATTTCTCGGGTCTCAAGTTAGCTCTGGCTTCTGTTATGGAGTGGAGGGTACGGACGGTGCGAGTCACGTACGAGCCCACGAATCCTATGGCTACGGGCCGGGTTTTGTTATTGGTGAGTCCTGAGGACTGGGATGACCTGTCCAATGTGGCTTCCATGGTGGCGTCTGGGGCGATTTCGACTGCGGCTTGTGCACGGAAGGTTTCACCAACTACTTCCGTGGCCAGCGCAGATTGGTTTAGTCGAAACAAGGCTGCCGCCAAGGTCCATGTTGTGCTGTCGGCGGTGACGGGTACCCCAGGTTTCCTGAGGGTTCTGGTGACATACCAGACACGTGGTGTTACGATCCAGTAGGACACCCCTCGCCACCATTTGCGCGATAGCGTCCACCAACCCTCTTCTCCAAGGGTTTCTCCTCCTCCACCATCGGAAACTTCTAGCCGTCATGCCATGAGTGTAGATGTCAGACCGTGGGTCCTTGGTGGGCACCTTGTGACGCAAGGTGCCGCCGAGGTTGACCCAGGGTGTGGCTCTGGCACCGGGTTTAATGATAGCGGCTATCAGAAGTTCGTATGGTGGTCGAAGGTGAGGAATGGACGCAATTACACAGATGATGGAGAGAGGTACATAACGCAGCAAGAGTGGGATGACCGACCCCCTGAGTGGGAATAAATATGACAAACAGGAAAGACTGTTGACACCTGGAAAGACTGGCTCATTAAGCGGGAG